TCTGGATTCTAAGAATGCTACAGCTATCTCTTGGTAGGGATAGAGTGGATACGGTGGGTCAAGACGTTCTTGTACGTTATCCAACATCTCTATACCACGTCTCGTTTCCAAATCAGTACGCTTTTTGGCACGAGCTATGTCTTCAATAGACGGTTGAGTAGACGTTAAATTGACATAATCATGGATAGTATCGGCAATATTAGGATAGTAAGTACGAACCATCTCAGCTGCAGTAGTAAGAAATGGGTCTGGAATATACCAGCCTCTATCATTTGGTTTGTATTCTCGACCAGGTATTGTTTTGATGTCGGCTATTAATTCTTTGTTATATGGAAATTTAACTATCATATACGGAATAACTCATATCCTATTCAAGGTAATCAGTGTTTAAAGCATCAGCAAATTTTGTTGCTCGTTCTTCTTCAAGTAATTTCTGTTCACGGGTTTTTCGGCCTTTACCTCTTGTCCTTCTAATCTTTGGTGCATTTTTAATGATCTCTTCTCGTATGCGCTCAAAATAGGTCATATCTCCACCAAACCGCCAATAGTCCTGTCCACCATCGACAAAGATGGCACCACACTTACATGATTTCATATCATGTAGAGACTCTGATTCGATTATCCCCTCGCACCGTAAACACTTAGCCTTATTCTTTAACTGTGGCTCCATCGTCCTTTTCTCCTATAAAACGTCTGTATGTGGCTCTGAGAGCTGTTATGGGCCTATTCTGCTGTACCGCCAAAGCCTTTTAAGAACTTATCTCGTAAGGCTTGCGGTAACATGACACCCAAGTATCCTAAATTACCGTCTATAGTTTTGGTGACGTAGTCACATTCATCACATCTATAATCAACGGCAAGACTTAAAGGATCGTCATCTGTTAATCGAGTCTCACATCCACCACATGTTATCTGATAGAAGATTAGTGTTTCGGGATATTGGTCTTTGGTTGAATGTGATTCAACCATCATTTTTTTTATATGATTATCAGATAACATTTCTTGTATGCGTTCTTCTTGCTCACCCTCACACCTGGTATCATTCCAATTCATATCTCTAACTGATCCTTCCAATATGGTTTTTTGTGGTCAATCAAACACTTTCGTGCTTGTCTAGTAAGAGGATAATAATAAAGATGTTTAGGTACTCGTGGAATAGCTTCCACCGATAAACCTAATTCCTCTCGTAAACGTTTCTGACTAGCATGACCATAACGATGATTGACAGTTCTAGCATGAACCGTCTCACCATTGATGATTAGTGCTTGTGGTCCACCTTGCTGGGCTTTACCTACATATGTCCAATTAGAAGCTTGATATATTCCACCGTGGTGACCGGCTGTAGGATCAGCATAAGCAATAATAATCTCAACCTCAGGATGGTCTTTCTTTAACAACTTCATTGACTGGCTCAAGAAGCTAGACAACGTTCCTTCATAGTCATCTGGTGACCATAGACGCATCAATTCAGTGGCGGGTAGATTGAATCGTATGTTTCCTTTTGTAGGTCGTCCAAAGACAGCTATGGCTTCTTCATCGGTGTACGCATCAAGAATGCGTATCATTGGTACAGAGCCAAGATAATGATTATGTAATTGTTGATTAGCTTTTTGAGATGTTGTTGATGTAATCAATTTATTGTTTGGGTACTTGAAGTTTCATCTCCCATAATGCTGTACCGCCCATAACTAGACCAATTTCCATATCGGGTGCTTGAGCATTAAGGTAGGGCAGTAATTTTTCATTGCGTTCATGCAAGATGGCTCGTGTAGGTAGTTTGCCATAATGATCTACATATTTTTGAACAGCCTTAGGCATATCCTCAGCTTGTAATTCCATTGATGTAGCTGATACTTGGTAAATCATATAGCCCAGACCACCCCACTTTGTCATGATTTCCATAAAACTACGAATGGGTTCTAGGGTATAGGCAACTCTAGGAACATCCGATTGGGGAGTGTTTTTAGAGCCAACAGGTCGTCCACGGTTTGGCTTTTTAGGAATAGGGACACCCATAGGGGTATCTTCGACAGGAGCCGATGGTACGACCTCAGGTTTGTGGGCTACAGCCTTAGCTTTATTAGAACTACCAACAGGTCGTCCACGTTTTTTGGCTGGAGCAACTTCTTTAGGCTTGTTGGTGCTACCAACAGGTCGTCCACGTTTTACGGGTGTAACCTTAGATTTATTTTTACTACCCGCTGGACGGCCTCGTTTTTTGGGCGCAACTTTTGCGCTAGATGCTTCTTTTTTGGTGCGTGGCATTTTAGCGAGTGATAATCCACGCTAACGTAGCCCATACACCTGTTGCTATAGCTAGATTAGTAAACATCATCCAAGGTTGAAATATTTTATTCATTGACCTTTCCTTCTTTTTGTACTTCTTTGACCATTTCAATCATATGATACTGACATAACCAAAGGCTGGTGCCTGGAGCTACGGAGAGTAAGCCAATACCAGCCTTTTTACATGTAAAATCTTCACACTGTTTTTCGGAGGACATGCTACTCCCAGTCTTTTTTCATATTCTCCAAGTCCTTAACTAACCCCGCCATTGTATCTTCAAAGGCTTGAACTTCTAACTTCTTAGCAAGCATTGCAGATTGCTTCTCTTTGTTATGGGCCTTAGCTTGCTGAACAAGAGTCTCATTGGCGGTTAGCAAGGTATCCCGCTCTTCGGTCAAGTTTTGCACTTGAATCTTTAAGTCATCTCGTTCTTTGGAAAGTGGAGCGACAGATTCTTTCTTGTTTAGGTGTATGATGTGTGTTTTTTGGGAATCAATGACCAATTGCTTCTCTGCAATAGTCCGGTCTTTGCCTTCCATCTCTTTGATGAAGGTATCTTCTTGGTCAATTCGGTTTCGATTTTGGTTCGTTAGGTCTGAGACTTGTTGTTGGAGGTCTGAGACATATTTTAAGATACCCTGAGTTAGACCGGCCCATGTTGATACTATGTTGGAAGGTTCGGCCTTCCAGACCAAGCTATCTACCTCAGTTTCTTGTGTTTCCGGTGGTTGCATTACAGCTGGATCTCCTACAATGGAATCGGTTTCTATAATGAAATCGGACTGTGGGGGATTTTGGACTGTTTTAGTTGATAACTTTTCCAATCCTTCAATACCACCCGATCCTATATAGCCACATTTGTCTCGAATCTGTTTGATTCGTTTAAGACCGTATGCAGTTAATTCGCATTGGGGTCCTTTGCCACCAAGTTGACGTACTAGTATTGGTTGATGTTTTACCATTCCTTTGGTCACTGCCAAGGTAGCATTTAATACATCTCGTACCGATTTAGTATTACGTCCTACTGACACAGAAGCGGCATTCATCGCTTTAATGTGGGACAAATTTGATGTCTCTGGTTGTTCAGAGGAATCTACCCAATAGGCATCACGTGATTTCTTAATTCGACGTACTACGAAATGCCTACCAACGTTCTGTGTTGCTCGTAATTGTAAATACGTATCCAGAACAGTTTTGACTTGGCCTGCCTTCCATTTCTTGGCATAAGTCTTGGACTTAGGAATTAGTAACTGCAACGGCCACTGTTCTGGATGCTCATCTTTCACGTGGTCCATCAGAATTGTCACTGAAGGAAGAGACTTTGCAAGGTCTTTAGGACACGATTCACAGATGTATTTTCGAGATGAGCGTACAGCATTCTGTACACCAATTGGAGCAACTGGGGATGGGGCTACCGGGGCTTGAGGAGGATCCTGAAGTAGTTCGGAGACTACGGCATCAACGATGCTATCGTCTTGTTTGTTTGATGATTTCCTACCGAATGGATTGGAGAATGAAATTTTTGACATTATGGAACCGTCCTTGAGAGTTTAAATGTGTTAAATACATCATATCAGATTGCTAACTGTAAGTCAAGCATGAGTTATTTTAATATAGAATTGATTCACTTCAACTAGGCACTCTTGCGCTTAGATTAATAGCCCAAATTCCAAATAGGGTGGCGAGTCCGATGAGATCTCCATCCTTTTTACCTACGACCATATCGCCATTGAATTGTGGCAAATAGATTACATCACATCCATACTCTTCCAACATGGAAGACAATGATCTTTCATCGTGGTCTTCTGCAATCTTCCATCCATAACCTTTGTTATACAAAAATATATAGAGGAAACGGTATTCTTCACCAGTTGGCATGTTTTACCACTCAGTAATAACGAACGCCCCGCATGCCTTACTATCTGGTCCATTTTCCACCCACTCCGCAAGGTGTCTCTGACCAGTGGGTGAAATTTCTATCTTTGCCATAGAGAATCTTACTGATTCATTATCACGTTCTGCGACAATGATCTGTACTACTTCATCTCTATCGTCTGGAGCCATATCCCGTACCCTATAGTTGTATTGGGCCGCTCGTTCTAAAAATTGGGTAGACCAAGCTTCTAGTACCAGGGCGTATGCTTGAGCCTGACGTTTCCCTAACGTCTCCAATATTACCACTGGAAGCTGTTCTTTTTCAGTAGTTAATCCATATATTTCTATTTCTTTTGGAGTAGCCACTAAAAGTGTAGGCAGCAATTGGTCATAAAGACCAATATTAAGCTCAGCTCCTAATTTAGCTGCCATATGTAATTGTTGAAGTATTAGTTCTTCAACCATTAGATTTTCGACGTGCTTGATCTCTACAAGTTCGGCTACAGTGAATTTTAGAATTTCGTTGTATTCGTGCTTTATAAATAGAAGTCATTACTGTTTTAGAGATTCCACAAGTTGCACATTGAAAAGTGGTTTGTCCATTAGGATATTGGCATTCTTGGCTACAAAATTTCAAACGTTTATTGTGTAAAGTTTTATTACATGTAGCACATAAGGGTAATGGTGTTGCTATTCGAGCCAACGATTTAGTATTTAGATTTGCATCAATGAGGATTTGTCGTACACGTTCACGTGTTAAATCAACCGCTTCTCCAATCTCACGTAATGTAAGTTCTGGAAAATTTTTACGTAAATCTGTAACCGCAAGACGTTTAGACGATTGTTTATAATCATGAAAGGATGTCGGTGTATCTACCTGAATCATAATGACATTCCTTTGGTATCTAGTTCAATGTCCATTGCCGTCTCTGCTTCATTCGTGGTTATACCGGTGGTGAAATGGACAGTAGGAGTAACTACATCTTGAACATTGATACCTACTTGACCGTTAGTAACGGTAGTAGTGGTCGCCTCTGCTTCATTCGGAAATTCTTTCGTGGTTATAATCGGAACATGGATCCGCCCAGACGAATCAACCAATGTAGCTTGGATTTCAAATCCAACCATATCATTTGTTATGGCCTCAATTGACCAATTCATTACATCAGAATCTTCATCATTCTTAACCACCCATCCAGTTAGTTCAACCTTATAAAGTTGTTTACCCATCATTAGTCTCCTGCATTAAAGTTTTTATTTGTTGGAAAGTTTCAAGTTGTTCTTCTAATCGTTTAATCTTAATTGATTGCTGGCCTACAGATACTTGTAACGTGGAGATCTGAGCAATCAATACTATCTTCTCATGTTCATAAGCGGCTCGTAGTTGTTCCAATGCTTCTGGATATGTTAATTGTTTTTTAGTCATTAGATATTAAGATTGGGTGGTATTTCTAAGTTTTCTATGTTAAATGACGTGGATGACTCCGTAGGAGCTAAAAATTGTTCTCGTTGTTCCCGATGTCTTTGAATTTCGTCAATGTGGTCAACGAGTTCTTCTAGGGTAATCCAGGTTATTACCTCTCCAGAGCCATCACATGTAGGACAATCTTGTTTTAATCCTAGACATAACCAACAATTATCTTTTAGTTGTATCTTTAACATGTGTCTATCTCCAGTATAACATATACTACCATCAAAGTCAAGCCGATTTACGATATCTTTGATATATAAGCCATCCAATCAAAATCATTAAACCTATTTCCATACCACATAGCCAAAACAAGATAATTAGTCCACCAATTTTTAATATCATTGGGGACCTTTTCGTATTTCCATGATTTGAGCTAGTGAGTCTTCACCCACTGTTTCTAATAAGGATGAATCCCAATCTTCCATAAGTTTTGAATCTATTCCAATGAATTTGTTTATTGTCGGATCGAAGACTACCTGGGGATTACCGATAACTTTAACCTTGTTCTTTTTGGCCCTAGTTATCATATCCTTGGTTCCTTTGCTATTTTCTATATCATCATGAAAATAAACTACTAGGTCCGGCTGGCCTTCATCCAACATTTGCTGGTTTCGTATTGGGCCAGCTGCTCGTCCATGTGTATCCCAATCAGCTGGGAATCTTAAAATGTTTAAACCAAGTCCATTAGCGAGATTCCCAGCTAAACTATCGGCTCCTTTAGCGCAGCCATGAATAATGATAGTTTCAGAATCTAAGGTATTAAGATAGTTTTGGATTTTTTCCCAATTTTTATAGTTACGATCACCACAAATTAGAATCTTCATTACCACCTATTGCCTTTTTGTTGCATGGCTCGTTCATAGCCTTCCCAAAATTCTCTATGGCACTGACATTCACAAACATCTCCAATGCACATCTCATACATATCGGATGCATGGCAATCTAAACAAAATGCTTGAGGCCATCCAGTCCACTTATGGTTGCCATCGTTATGAGTACATGGCACAACTTCATTTATATAGCACGATTCAATATGTTCCATCATGTTCCTTTTTTAATCCAATGTCTTAGACACTCACGATTACAGAATAAAATGCCGGCTTTGGAGTTCGATATACGATATTCATATTCTTTGTTACGAATAAATTTCTCAGTACCACATGTTCCACATGTGAAAGGTGTCCAAGATGATGTATTACGTCCATCTCGCATCACATAGCCAACATCATTGGGAATCCGCTGGTGTACTGAATCCCAATAAGAATTAATGACACAGCGGTGAGAACAGTAGATTTCCTTTTGACTACCCACACTAAGACGTTTCAGTCTTTGTTTGTAATAGTACATGCCTAGTTGAAAGGATTTATCACAATAGGGACAGACTAAATCCATAAATAGCGAACCAGGACGACATTCTTTATGATATTTAGGATAGTAACCATGAGAAGGGGACGGATTCTTTGACTTCGACAACTGAGAATATGGTACAGGCTTATTGCATTTAAGACACGGTTTGCCAAACTTTAGGTGTGGTGGCTGGCGTGAATAGGCCGCTTTAGCGGATCGTGTCTCCATGCCAGCCTTTTTTAATATTTGACGTACACGCTCTCTAGTTACTCCAACAATATTGCCTATATCTAATAATGTCATATCAGGGTTATCCTGACGCATCTGTATCACATATATTTTAGATGTAGGCTTTTTGTTGTAGGCCATATGCTTATTGAAATTTGTCATTAGATTCCTATGATTCGTTACACCAATTGAATGTTATATACGGGGCATTCCTCTCCACAATTCTTATAGTCAGCTAGACATGTTTCATGTAGCCATGCAAATGTGGATTTACCGTGACATAGTTCACACTGTCGGCAATATACAGCTCCATAGATTGGAATGGTTTCTTCACCCCAGCAATAACATGCACAGTTTTTACAATAACATTTAATACCGACATGCTTATCATGTTCTTGAGTTAATGATCCGATATGCCAACCCTCTTGATTCATATAACTTCCTCATATATTTTTTCCAATGGATGTTTCCATAGCTCATGCTGTTCAGCTAAGACTCGTCCAATTCGTTCAACTATGCCCACCACTAAAGCATTACCCATAAGAAACGCACGTTTGGTATCTGATATTCCTGGCATACAAGTCCATTCATCGGGAAAACCATTTAATCGTTCCAACTCCACTGGAGTGAGCCGTCGATAATTTCCATCTTGGTCTTGTATGACGTGCTTAAATCGGGATGGTGCTGTTCCACCTTCTCCAGTGATAATGGTTCGGGATGGTTTATCCAATGCGTCTGGAAATCCTACCGCTCCCTCAGAATAAGTGTAGATAGTACCCGTATCTTTATGAGTTCGTACCTCGTTCTTGGCACCTTTTAGATAGGTCCAGCGTTCTAATTCATCTTCAT